AGATGTAACAGTAGTAGATTGGACTGAACAAAGACCAGTTGATGATATGATTACACAAGCAGAAAAAGAATTAGTAACAGCTGAAGCAAGAGTAGTATCATTAAAAGCAGACATTGTTGAATATAAAAAGATTAAGGGTTAAGTATGGCATTACCAGTAGTAGGTAATACTAATGTAGGATTGGCTTATAATGGTGCAGCTTTATCAGAAGCGTGTGGATTAGAAGATACCGACCATACGGTAGGTGGAAATCAAATGACAAATATTAGTCTAAAAGGACTATGTACTGGAGTTTCAGGAGATAGCAAGGTTTATTCTTTTGAAAGTGTAGGTGGTGCAGCAGACACTATGGATAACTATGGAGGTTCTAATAATCCATTACAATCTAGTGGTGGAACAGCTATACCAGCAGCAGATGCTTTGAATATAGGCACTGCACCTTTTCATATGAGCCATTGTATAGGTGGACAACACGAAGAAGGTGGAGGTGGAGGTAGATGAAGGGTTATGCTGCAACTGCAACATATACAATTAAAGATGATTGTATTATAGATGAGAAACTAGGTTGGGATGTAATGTCAACTTGGGAAACACCTATAATGCAGAAACACGCTGATATGGTGTGTGCTAATGGTGGACATATATTAGAATTTGGATTTGGTATGGGTATTAGTGCTGGATTAATACAAGAGCACGATATTGAATCTCATACTATAGTTGAAATTAATGATGGAATATATGCTAATTTAGTAGAGTGGGCTAAAGATAAGCCTAATGTAATACCAGTTAAAGGTGACTGGTACGATGATATACCTACAGATAAAAAGTATGATGGAGTATTTTATGATGGTTTTGGAGATATGTTAAATAAAAGACATTTTCCAAGTCGTATTATACAACATTGTAAAGTAGGTACTATATTAACTTGGTATAGTAACTTCTTATCTGAAGAAAGTCAATATTCAGGAGAGCAGAAATATCATAAGAGACACGAGTTAGAGCAGTTCGATAGGACTGAAAGAATTACATACCAACAAGTAGAGCTTGAAATACCAGATAAAGCTAGAATAGATTGGTATTTAAAAGGTGAAGGTAATATTTATTACGCACCACAATTAATAATAGATAATAATGATTTATAGAGATAAAATACTTGACATAAAGACTAATAATTTATTATTTTCTTATGGTGAGGTACATACAAATCATATTTGTAATGTTTTTACTTACAATAAAAGGAGAACCAATGAGCGTAGATAGTACTCAGATTAAAAATCTTATTAAAGATGTATGCGTTCAGTTAGGAGAAAAGTATGCGAAAGCTGAGGCTTTGGATATTGTCTATGCAACTGGACTTGTGGAGAGCAAGTACGAATACATTGAACAAATTGGAGCTGGTCCTGCTAGAAGTTTCTGGCAAGTGGAACCTGAAACAGCTGTCGACAATTGCAAGAACTTTATATCGGCTAGGCCTGAACTTATGCAAAGGGCTGCAGATATTCTTGGAATTGACCCTTATCACTTTATTGACCCTCAGCCTGATAATTGGGATTGGATTCTTCGTACTAATATTGCTGCTGGTGTTTTGCACTGTAGGATTAAGTACTGGCGTGTACCAGAAGCTATCGAGCCTGGTCCCGAAGGATTAGCAAAGTATTGGAAACAACACTACAACACTGTTGAAGGTGCTGGTAGTGTAGAACATTTTTTATTATTAACAAAAGGAAAAATATAATGGCAACATTATCACAAATATTAGCTGGATTAAGAGCAGACCAACAGCTAGGTCAAAAAGAAACACTAGGAATGTTAGGTAGCTCTATCTTTGAATCAGAGAAATCTATAAAAGAAGGAAGTAGGGCATATCAAGAAGCAGCAGATGATGTAGGACTAGACATTCAAGACTATGGAGAGAAGGGAGCAAAGATTGATACTTTACAAACTTTAGGTAGTATTATTCCGGGAGCAGCAGTTCCTTTAGCTATCTTAGGATTTGGTGCTAGAAGAGCTAGAAAAAAACCTAAATTTACTTTTGATATAAATAAGGCGGCTCCAGGATTTGAAGATAGACTATTTGCAGACCAAGCAGGAAAAGACTTACTTTCATCTATACAAGGGACTAGAGATATTGTATCGCAAGCATTAAAAGGTTCTTTCTTTAATGATTTAGTTTCAACAGCTACTAGTTTATATGGAGGATATCAAGCAGCAGAATTAGCTGGAACTGTTTCTGAGGGAACTTCGTTTATGGATTTTTTAAGAAATCAAGCTAAAGAGACTGATAAAGCTCCAGTAGTTGATGCTACTAGAAATATTTTTAACAATGATAGTTTTAATACATTTAGAAGCAATAATTATGGTTTAGGAGATAGAAGTTTATACAATATAGGGATAGAAGAATAATGGCTATAGAATATAAAACATTAGAACAATTATTAGAAGAAAGAGGTCTTTCTATGGACGCTCTTAAAGACCCTGGTCAAAGATTTGGCTATGGTTCTGGTGGAGAGTATGGACAATTCTTTTCTCCTTTTGACATAGAAGGGTATCAAGAAGGTATACAGTCCTTAAAAGGATTGGAGTCTTCTTTAATGGGAGGCATTGAACAACAGTTTGGATTCCAAGCGGGAAGACAAAGAACTGGATTACAGTCTGAGCTTCAGAAAATACAACAAGCTGGAAAGCCTAGCGGTCTTACTGGTGGAGCTCAAGATAGATTGATGAGCATGGCAAGACAAGCTGGAAGTGAATCATATGGAGACTTAGCAAGACAAACTTCTCAAAAAAGAACTGCTACTCAAGAACAGTTAGGTAGTCAGTATGGTGCATTACAAGGTATGTTTACATCTTTCTTAGGAGATTCAACAACAAGAGCATTACAAATTACTCAAGCAGACCCAACGGGTGGGAATCAAGGAAGGCTTGTTACAGCACAAGACATAGAATCTTTTAATTCTAGATTAGGGATGGGAGATAGAATGAGTTTTAATGCTGCTGCCCAAGGTTTAATAGGGCAAGACTATCAACAATTAATTGACTTATATGGAGATTACGCACAAAATGGCTAGAACAGTTATAAACCCAACATTATCAAAATCTTTAGGACAAACAGCTCTTGAGAAAGCTATGGATACTTTAAAAGATATTACTACAGAAAACGCAAAAAATAAAAGACAAAGTGAGTTGATTAAATATAATAAAAATAAAGATGCTAAAGACCTTCTTGTTAAACAACAAGAAAATAGTGTTAAAATGGAATCAAGTTTTAACAAAGATTACTTTGTAGATATAAGAACTGAAATAGAAAAAGGAACCATGCAAGGTTATAATAATGCAGAAGCACTTCTTGGAATAAGAGATGATGGTTCTTCTATATATGACATAAGACGAGATAGAATGGTGGGAGAAACCAATAAAGATTTATATAAAGACTCTAAGGGTTGGATGGATGTTATAAATAAAGGTAGAGGTGCATTGAAAGAAATATCTTCTGACCTTGCTATTACAGCAGATATATCACAACCTATATCAGAGCATAAAAATGCAATTGCTAGAACACTTAGAAGAGTAAAAAATGGATTGCAACCTTATTCAGATTTTGAAAAAATGATGAATATGTATAAAAAGAATGGCTTATCCGATGAGTTAGGATTTGATGATAAAGAAATAGGAGGATTAACTGCATCTACAATTAATTCTAGTATGAAATCTCTTTACAAAGTTATGGGAGATTATGAGAGAGTTAACGCTCCTACTTCAGACAACTTAGAAACATTTATAAACTTACAACCAGCAGGTTCATACAGTTATGATGAGAGTAGATATGAGAAAGCGTCTGTAGACTTTAAAAAAGTTTCTACTGAAAATGCAAAAGAAGCATTAAGACAGATAAAATCTACTATACTACTTAGAGAACCAGGAGAGCAAACATTCTTTCAACAAGTTGGTCCTTATAGAAAACAAGAGATTGTTAATACTATTGGAGGGTTAATTATTGAATCAAACCCTGAGCTATCTAAATTATCTAGAGAAAAATTAGCCGAAGCCTTAAATAAAGATAAAAATATAAAATATATGTCAGAGCAATTTTTAGAATACATTGGCCCTGAATACCAAGAATTTATAACAACAGCTAACTATAATTTACTAGGCATATAATATGTCAGAACAAGACAAAAAACCAGATTTTTCAGCTGGGTTAGGACTTCCTAAAAAACAGGAAGTAACCATACCTGATACTTTATCACTTAACTTTTCAGCTGGAGTTTCCCCGACTCCTACGGAAGTAGATACATATAAATCTATAGATGATTTAACCCCTATAGACCTTGCTTCAAAATCTAAAGATGAACGCATAGGAGAGTTTTGGGATAAGTACTTACCTGACGTTTTAAAAGAAGGATATAACAACAGCATAGATGGTATTGCTAAAGAAATATTAACAGGTAACAAAAGATTTGGAGTTCCAAATAGAGATGTTGTTGATAGAGGTATTATGTATGATATAGGCGTAGCGGCATCGTCTTTTCTTTTACCTACCCCTTCAAATATTGCAACATTAGGATTGGGTGCTGGTGCTGGTAAAGTAGCACAAATTGCGGGTGGAAGAAAAGCAACTGAATTTATAGCAAATACAATGATAAAAAAAGGGTTTATGTCAAAGGGTTCTAAAAAAGAATTTGTAGACAATGTTTCTAGAATAGCTTTTACAGAAGCGGGTGCATTTGGAGCACAGGAAGGATTTTATACAGGAGCAGCTGAAATGAGAGATGCTGTAATAAATTCTGAATTTGATATATCTAAGTATCAAAAGATTAAAGATAAAAATAAAAGATATTTAGCAATAATGTCTGACATTGGAAAACAGTCTGACCCACTAGATTACTTGAGAGGTTATGGAGTTGGTGTTATAGGAGGAGCTGGTTTTGGTACTGCTAAATACGCTGGCACGGCTAATAAAGGAATTCTACTAAGCGGTAGAGCTAAAGGAAAATCTAGAGGAATTGAATCTGGAATTGCTGGAGAAATTGGAGCAATAATGGCTTCATCTGGACTTATATATGAAAGAGATTTTGATGCAGAACAAAATAGTCCTTTTATGCAAAATTTTGTTCTAGCAGCAGGTATTGCATCTGCAGCTGGATTACCTAGAAGTACATTTAACTCTTTAAGAGCTTCTTATAAAAAAGGTAAAAGTATACCTTTAACAGAGGTTGATGGAAAAATACTAAGAGGTTTAAATTGGGATGAAATATCAGAAATTATACCCGAATCTGTTGAGCTCCAAAGATATTTAAGACAAGGTTCAGATGTGTTCAAAAGAGTATCAGAGCCTTTAATTAGGTTGACAGGAAGAAAAGGAGACCCTAAAATAACAGAACAGGTTTCTTTATCGATAAAAGATTTAAATAAAAAAAGATTACCTGCTGGTATGGCAAGTGGACCTTATGCTAACGTAGAAATAGTTGGCTCACCTGTAAAAACAGGAGGAAAGAAAGGTAAGATAACTGTAGAAACTAGAGCACCGGAACCTATTCCTACAAGCCTTGATGCAAAGATAGATAGAAAGAGCCTGGAAGTTACAGAAACTGGAGCTAAGTTTAATGTAAAGATTGGAAGAAATACATACGCTTTAGATGAAGTAAACTCAGAATTGTTTTTAAAGAATTATACCTCACAACCTACATTAGCTAAAAATTTAAAAGATAAAAACAGAGGTTATTTTGCTTTAACATTAGAAAGAAGAAGAGCTTTAAGACAACTTAGAGCCGACTCTAATGCCGGTAAAAATGGATTAGAAGAAGGAGATTATATAAGAGCTATAGAAAATACAGCTAATGAATATAATATTGAAAAATGGAGCAACTTAAAAGAACCTCCTAAGATAAAAGATATGACCGACGTTGAACTTAGATTAGTAACAGAACAGTTTGGAGACATACAGTTTATTAAAAATCATGAAAATTTTATAAGAGATGAATTTGGTTCTGTAATAGATGATATAACTGGAGTAGCAGGAGAATCTATTATTGTAAACTTTGGAAAAACATTAGTTGGTAGTTTAGGAAGTGATTTAAAAAGTCCTGCAGCTAGGACAGCTGTTAGACTTCTTTCTAAGTTAGATAGAAATATTGTTACTGCTGCTACTACAAGAATAACAGATTTACAAAAAGCAATTGGTATGGATACAGCTGTACTTAGTATGAGAAAAGTTCTTCCTAGATTCATGACAGGATATAATCCATTCAGAAATCAGAATATGGAAAATTGGATTGTTGGAAATAAAGTAGAACTTAGTAATGGAAAAACAATACCTTCCGGTTTTGATGAATATAGATTGTTAGATGCAAATCCTAAGCACCTAATTACAATGAAATCTAATGCTACTAAAATGATTAAAAAAGGAAACCTAACAGATAAAGAAGTTTCTTTCTTACAAAGAAGAATAAAAACAGTAGAGCAGATAAAAACCATAATGGATGAGACTTACGACGATGCTATAAAAGCAAAGATAAAGGTTGCTGGAAGAAAAGAATGGTACATGCCTTTTGTTATAAGTAAACCTATAAGAGATACTATTTATACTGAAACACTTTCCTTGAACGAAAAAATATCGAAACTTACTAGAGGAGACTTATCCCTAGACCCCGAAGTTGCTCTTAGGAATGCAGACGAAGCAACAAAAACAAAAATAAAGAAAAGCGTAGAAGACTTTGTTACTAAATTAGTCAAGTCTAATGACCCTAATAAAAAAGCTGTTGGAGAAATTTTTACTGAAACAAGAAGGATTTTAGATAGAAAAGGTTCTGTTTTATCAGACGTACCTGAGTATGATGTTTGGGCTGCTGTAAATGCTAATATATATACAGATGGATTTAAAGTATACGCTCCTCTTGAAAAATCTAGAAAAGTAGTGGGTTCTGCTGGAACTATAGATATTGTAGCTGGACTTGTTGAGTCTAAGTCTAAGATGTTAGACAAAAACTTATTAACTCTTTTTACAGACTATATAAATGGTTCTACAAAACGTATTGAACTATCAAAAACATTTATGCCAGACGGAGCATTTTTAGATAAATTAATTTCTAGAATACCGGAAGGAGCAGAGATGTCTGGAATTGGTGCTGCTATAGGAAGAAGGTTAGGAAAAAATTCTTTAAACAAAAAAACAGGAAGTGCTGATGTACCTGAGTTTATATTTAAGGAAAGAGATGCTGTTAGGTTGGTAAAAGAATCTATAACTGGTGAAGATGCTCTTACTAGACAAGGATTATTATCAAACGGACTTTATGCTGCTTCGGAATTTGAAATGTTAAGTAAAATATCTTTAGGTACAGCTACCATACCAAACATGACTCAGGCTTTTATATCTACAATACCTCAGTTGGGAGTAGGTTCTGTTGTAAGAGGATTAACTAATTACGTATTTAACCCTCAGGTTAGAGACATGGTAAAACAATCCGGAGTTACAGCTCTTTCTTTGTTTGATGAAATTTTAGGAGGTAGTAGAGCTTTACAGATTGGTCAAGCTAGGTTAATAAAATTTTCAGACCCTACTCAAGCTTTTATAAAAACTTTTAAAGGTGAAATGGGATTAAAAGATTGGTATACAATGGCAAAAGATTTTGCAGCAAAACCATTTATGGCAATTAATTTATTTAATAAAATGCAAGCTGGAGCTGCTGCTGAAGATTATATTAGAAAGCTAGTGATGATGTATGATGGAAAGATGGGGCTGGCTCAAAATTTAGAAGTTACTGCTACAATGCCTTTAATAAATAGAAAAGCTTATGCTAAGAATAAATTAAAAAACACATTTGGAATAGATGCAGATGAAGCTTTGAAATATAAGAAATCTATTATAGATAGAACTTATAATCCCGCAAATGCTGGAGAAGCTCAAATGAAAAAAAAGATTTTAAGAGGTATGGAATCATATGCCAGTGACTCTCAACAAGGAAGAAACTTTGATAAAGATGCATTAGCTTTAAATGATTCTTATTTTAAACCTTTTACGCTGTTTAAAAGATTCCCTATAAGACAATCTAAATATGCTCTTAAAATAGTTCAAGATGAAATGGCTAATGGAAATATATTATCTCCTCTTTATTTAGCAGCTAGTGGTGCTATTGGTGGCTCTATATCTTTAAAAGCTAGAGCAGATTTATTAAAATATATGTCAGGAGACTTGAGGTTTAATAGCGAGGAAGAAAGAACTAAATACGTTCAATTGGGAACAGGAAAAGAAATTGCTTCTGCAATGGCTGCCGGAGGAGTTTTAGGTGCCTATGGAGATATAGTGGATAACAATGAACCTTTCAATGCTATATCTTTTTTAGTTAAACCCGTACTTCTTGATGACGCTGAAAGAATAGGAACTGTAGCACTAAATAGTATATTGAACTTTGCTACCAATGAACATGATTTAAATATACAGACTAGAAAAAATATGATAAAATTAGGACCTACTTTTGGAAGTATGATAAATGCATCACTATCTTGGTATGCATATAAAGGAGACCTTCCTGAATTTTTGGGAGGAGAAGGCAAGCCACCACCTAAACTATATAGAGACAATGCGGAAACCAGAAGAGGTTATGTATTCCAAGAGATACAAAGAATAATTCTTCTTGGCACTGGCCCAGGAACAGCTAAGTATGAAGACAATGCAGAAGCAGCTGCTAAGTTAGCTTCAGACTGGAATAAGTCTCAATACGTAAAAGATATCCCAGCTCTTGCAATTAATCCGTATGAAAATTCATTAAGGAATCCTTTTAATTCAAAATCCTTAAATAAAAAATTTGTAAAAGAAGTGAATAAAAACAGAGAATATTACGAAGATAAAGACTTCGACATAACACAATACTTAGAGGACTAAGACTATGAAAAGTGAAGACATGAACAATAAAACATTAATGGACTATTTCGGAGAAAAGAGTGCAGAATTTGATTCTTCTGGAAGAGTATCTCCAGAGGAAATGGAACAACTAGAACAAATACTTATGGGTTTAGTAGACCCAGGAAAGAAGCTTAAGCTTGCTGGAACTGCAGCAAAAAGAAGTGGTAAGACCCTTATGAGAATCTTTGACGAATTGATGGGTAGAGGAGCTAAGCAAGCTGACGACTTAGTCGCTAGAAAACCTATTGATACATCTTATATAACAGGAAAGAATCCGAACGCAGTAACCATGCAGGACGTTTTAAAAGGAAGTCAGAAATCTTTAAATATGCCAGCTTTTGAAAGAGAAGCTTTAGGTTTAGTTAAAAGAGTTTCTGTTGGAAAGAGTACTGCTAAAGGATTATCTAAAAAACAATTGCTTGAAAATTCAATTAAATCGAATGAGTCTCAAATAGCTAAACTGCTATACAACCAAGACAGAAGTTTGACAGGTACGATATACGACATATCTAAAAGAGGAAGAGATTTTCTTCCAGCTATAACAAAGAAACAAGGTTTAGCTGGTCCTGGAATGCCAACCTATAGAGCTCAAAGCGACATAATGAAGATTTTAGAATCAATATCTAAAACTCTTAGCAAGGGTCCTTTTGATTAATAAAGAAAATATAGAAACAAAAAATAAACAAAAAACATTGTCGGACGTTTTAAAAGGTGCTGATAATTTTTTGTTTAAGACTGGACCTGAAGCTTTAATAGGTGGAATATCAAAAGGACTAGGTTTAGGAGTTGATATTTTATCTGATTATGTTAAAAACCCTGTTCAAAATATTGCTTTTGATGCAGCTACTTTAGGCTTAGGTAAAGGTATTAAAGGTATTGGTTTGGCTGCAGGATTATTAAATCCGAAGATTAAAAAAGGCTCAGTTTCTCTTTTCAGAGGCGATGAAAATGTTTTACCCACAACTACTGCTATGCAAAAATTAGTTGAAAAAGGCAAGCGTGTTGGTGGGGGTAAAAAAATATTTAATAAAGATAAAGATAATTATCCTGGAGTTCTTTATTCTACATTATTTCCCAATTATGCAGAAAGGTATGCTTCCGGATATTCTCTTACAGGAAGCAAAGAATTGCCTGGAACTGTATCTCAATTTCAAGTTCCTTATGAATATATAATGAAAAAAAATGAACTTGCTAGTGCACAACTTGTTAAGGCCTACGACAAGGTAAAGAGTAAGATGGTAGATTCTCCATTTGAATATAATGCTAATATGGCTGACTATGATTTGAGACGAAATGAAACTAAAATTATGCGTGATGTTGGTCAGGTTATAAGGGGTGCCGTTGGTCAAAATAAATATCCATCTCTTTTAGACATTGAAGAACTTGCTGAAATGGCTGCAAAAAATCCAGAAGAAATTACACATAAAGGTATATACAGATTTAGAGAGGGAATTCCTATAAAATTTTTAGAAAACTTAGAGTTTGTTCCTGGAAAAAATACATCATACAAACAAAAGGAATTTTTAAACGACCCAAATAGGATAAAAGAATTAATATCCTATTTAAAAGAATTACGTTAAAATGGAACGTCAGGCATAACCTTGGCGACACTTGCCTCTGCTTCTTCCACAGTATCATACAAAGTACAAGTATCTGGAGAAAATCCAACGGTTGCCTTTCCAGTAGAGCCATATCTATTTTTAGCCACAACAATATCTAATCCATATTTACCATTCTTTGCATTCTCAAAATTAACAGTCCAAGGATAGTGCGTGAATGCTACAATCTCTGCATCTTGTTCTAGATTACCAGACTCTGCAAGGTCACTAAGCTTAGGAATACGTTCTGTTCTATATTCTATATTACGATTAAGTTGAGAGACTAATATTACAGACATTTCTTCTGACTTGCATAACCACTTATACTTTCTTGAAGTGTCGCCGATTTTTAATCTTAAGTCTCTCATGTCATTAGTAGGATATTCTATAAGTCCTATATGGTCATCAATAACCACATCCGGCTTTATACGTCGTATCTCTCTAAAAGTTCCTTCTAAATTACTAATATTGTCAAACATAAATAATTTGTCGGTATATCTTTCTTTAATAATATTTAAACTTTTCTCAATCTCTGATTTACTAGTAACTGCATTATGTCTTAACATGTGATAAGTTATTCCTTCTGATTCCATAGCAATAAACTTCTTCATCATTTCGGTATTAGGCATCTCTCTGTTGAACATAACTACTTTCTTTCCAGCTAAGACTAAATTCCTAGCAATGTTAGCAACGGTAGTAGTCTTGGCATTACCAGGTCTACCTGCAAATATAGTTATTTCTCCCTTTGTCATACCTGATATAATATTATCAATAGGCTCAAATCCTGTGGTGGTTAAACTTCTCTTGCTAAACAAAGAATCTTTAGTCATAGATAACAAAGCGTCTAAGTCAAATTTTTGTCCCGGCTCTAGATTAAGTAAAGAGCTTGCCGTGTCATGCACGTTAACTAAAAGACTACTTATATCATTTGTATCGTCAGATGCTTTATTAGCAATCTCTTGAGACTGTCTTATAAGTTTTCTTCTTAACCAATCTGAATGTAGTTGTTTTGCATAAGACTCTACATTTGCCGTAGAAGGCACAGACTCTACTAGTCCAGTAATGTAATAAGTAATACCTTTTACTTTGCTAGATATATTAACCATGTCTATAGGTATGTTTTCAGATTTTAAATCTATTATAGCATTCCATATCGTTTGATGTTTTTCTATATAAAAAGCGTCTTTATCTATTATATAGTCTTTTACTACATCTAAACATTTTTCATCTTTTAATATTGAACCTAGTACAGCTCTTTCTGATTCTTCGTTGAATATTCCTAGTCCTTGCATTTATGACACACTCCTTTCACCATAGGTATTGTCTTGTATACAGACTGGTCTAAATATCCTGGCTCAAATTTATTACTGTCTTGCATTTCTATTGCCCAAGCTTTTTGACATATTGGACATCTAGTAGGAACTCTGACCATAGATACATTCTCATTACTAGGTTTAGCTCTCTGTGCAAAAAAATAAGGATTTTTCTTTCCCATTATATATAGGTCTACTATATCCTTATCGAACCAATCTTCGTACCCCTCCGGGTCTACTTGTTTTAAGTATAGATAGTAAGACATAAACTCACTTTTTTCGCGTTGCCACTCTTCTTGTGGCTTATAAGTAAAGACACTTCTCATTTTATTCTCCCTGTATTTTTATTTAACTTAACTGAAAAGTAAGCTGAATTAATTCTAACAAATCTTTGTATCGAATAGTTGCATATATTTCCCCTCTATCTTGTTTGATAAGGGTAATATCGCAATCGTCTGGTGGTAAAAGGTAACTGGCTATAGATTTTCTTACTTTACATTGAACCTTCATTTTTCTTGAGGTTTCTTCATCTAGTAGATAGTCTACAATTAAATCGACTTCTGGAGATTCACCTAAACTTCTTCCGTCACTACCCCAAGCTCTCTTTGCATTGAAGCCATGGGATTGTGCGATGTCTACGCACTCCTTCTCGAATCGATTACCTTTTGCTTTTGATTTACATGCCATATTATAATTTACAAATTTGTTTTTATTTCAGTCAACTTATTTCAAATGCTTTAATTTTTCTATATCAAATCTTTCTGCAGTCCTTTTAACGAATTCGTCAAAAACCATAAATGTCTCTTTCCACTCTCCGTTGTAATACACCTTAGTAACTACAGTATTAGCCAACATTATAGATTGCTCTGTACTTGTGCTGTGAGTAGCTATAACCCCTAGAGATACTTTCTTTGTAGCTCTCCAGTTATCGACAATCCTTTCTATAACTAGTCTTTGCCCAGTAGGAAATGGTGCGTCATCTTTTTTACAGTCTCCTATTAATAAGAATTTATTACCTACTTCAAAGCAAAAGTCAATATCTGTAGGAGAAACAAGCCCATCTTGTAATCCGTCAAATATTATTGATTGTTTGAATCTTTTTTCGTATAAAATTGGTCTTTTCATTTTTTTTCCTTACGAGAATGCCCCTCTAATCGATTATAATTACATTTGCGACATAAGTGTCGTCTAACCTGCCAAATGTCCATAGAGGGGTAACCTCATTTGTTATTTTAGTTTAATGCTCTTTTTTGAGAAAAAATCATATTTTTATTGCAATCTAACCAAAAAAAGGACAAATCTATATGGTCATCTACAATACTTATATTGTATCCTTCTTTAATCATTTGGCTAACTACTTTTTTTGTAACTGAAGGGAATGCTCTATATCTAACAAAGCATTCATTGGTTGACGTTACTCCCGTCTTCTGTATTTTTTCTCTTATCATCACTTCTTTTTTTGTCATTTAATATCTCCCTATATCTTTTACGTAGTATGTGGACGAGATACTTTTCCTCTCGCCCACTTATATCTACTATTGACTTACGTCCTAGCTTACTAAGACGTTTAGTGACAAGGACCTCTGTTATTCCCTTGTCATATCCCAAGAGTTCTTGGAACGAATTCATAATGCTATTCCAGTTAGAAATATCCATTAATCACAATTGTCACAAAATCCAGGACCAAGAGTTTTCTTAGCAGAGTCTATTATATCATCTGCTACTAAAATTACCTCTTCTTCATGTTTGATAAACTGAGACTGGAATTGAGCTTTTATAGAAGTTCGAACACTGGAAAAGCATTCTTCTTCTCCTTCGCATCTATGCTGCTCAATCATCTCAATCAGTGACATTAATTGCTTTTCGTCTAATGTTATAGTATAGTCCATTAGAATGGCAATTCGTCTTCCGTCAATGGCTTTTCAACTACCCTGTTTGATTTGAATACGTTGATAGCAATTGGTGTTACTCTTGTCTCTCCAGATTGGTCGGTCCATTTATCGTGAACAACCTTGATAGTAACTGCGTTACCTGAGATATCAGATTCCATCACCATAGGAAGAAGATATCTTCCTTGGTCGTCTTTTTTCATCTCAAATCCACAAGCCTCGGAGAAAATCATGTAACCTTTATTGTTACCTTGATTATCCTCTAGCTTAGGATGTTTGTCTTTATCTGGAGTTTTAAACCTAAAGTATCCTTTAGACTTAATTTCCCTACCCTTTAAATCTGGGTATCTTTTGTCGTCAAGCTTATAACTAGCTTCAAAGATATCGCTGATATATTGGTTCTTTACAATAATATCTTTTTTGATAGTTAGTTTACTGACAGTAGCTTCATATGTTCCTTCTTCTATAGTAGCATATTTCTTGCCACTAGTATCGTCAGAAGGATTATAATAAGCTACATTGTTATCTATGTCATTTAAGACATCTGATACATTACTCATCTTTAGACTCCTCTATTTTGAGTTTAGACATTACTTTGTCGTAATTGTCTGTGTTTATTTTACCAGATGATAAAGCAATCTCGACTTTTTCTGCTTCCTGTACATCTAGCTGTGACATGACTAGTAGCAATGCGTCATACTGATTTTGACTAAGAGTCTTATCAACGTATTGTTTCCTGTACACGTCATCTGCAACATTACATAGTCTGTTAACTGCAACTTTAAATGCATCTGAATTTGCGGCTTTTAGGTCATTACCTAAGTCCACGTATCCAGCTCCACTTCTAGCTTGTGCTATTCTATGTGCTGCTACTGAGTCAAAACTACGTGGTATACCTTCGTCCATAATCTTTAGACGTCCATGTACTACTATAGCCTTGTCTCCAAGTGTCTCGTACTTTATTACTTCCCAAGACCAGACAGGATAATGTTGGTTTAATCTCCAACGCATATATCCTTCGTCTACGTAATCAAAACCATTTCTACTTTTAACTACGTCTTGAGGAGTAGGTGCTTCTGAGACATTTTGGTGTTTTGAAATCAAAGAACTTTCTTCATAGATTTCTGGTCTACTAGACTCTATGTCGTCAGATATTTGTTGAATATCTTGTTTCACTAAGTCTAACTCACTCATTTTACCCATTTACACTCCCATTATTATATGGACATAGATTTCTTACGTCACAATAAGATTGACATTTTCTTCCATTCCATGTTTGTTCACTACTACATTTCTGAGGCAAGTTTCCAGTCTCTAGAGCTTTAGTTAATTCATCTCTAGCTGTTAAAAACCTATTTTCTAATACCTCATCGTCATATTTTGGTACTTCGATTAAATAAATATGCTTATCTAATCCTCTATCTCTAGACACTGCTAGACCTCCGTCTCTAAGTGTAACTTGTATGTACATGTTATCGACTTCGTATCCTGATTTTGTCAAGAGATATCTATACCAGTTTAATTGCCAACCCCAGTCTCCGTATTCTGCTAAACCTTCGTCGCGGTACCATTGTTTAACCATTTTAGGAGAACCTTTTCTTCCCCATTTACCACTCGATTTGTATTTAGCTCCAGACGGGTCTGGTGTTAGATTGTATGTCATCCCTAATAATTGAGCACATTTATAAGAACCGGTATTTTTATAGTCTAATAACATCTTAGTTTTCTTGTCATACAAGTCTGCTATTCCAGTTATATTAAACTCTTCTAATTTCTGTTCTAGTAGATGTCTATCGTCTTCGTGTTTTTCTAGTCTAGAATGGTGCATAGTTCCTGCTAAGGAGAATGCTCTATCTTGTGGGTCTACAAAGTAGTCCTTAGTCCTTTTTAAATAGGATTCACAAGTTCCAGTTAGAAGCTCAGTAGTTGATGGCTTTCTATTAGGGTCTCTTTCTTTCGACATTTCAATTAAAGTCGGTAACGACATTCCCATTTCTAGGATATCTACATTACCTTCTCTTACATCGTCAAAAGAGACTGTGTTACCATTTGGGTATTTGAAACCAACGGCGGGCACTTTTTGTCTCCTTGGAATTGACGTAGTCTAGCATTAGACTATGTAATTTATCTTTAATTGATACACCTTCTTTTAGGGTTCTAGATTTAAACTTTATCCAAAGTTTTTTATCTACAACAAAAGAAGTTTGATATCTATTTTTCATAAAGCAATATACATATTAAATTTTATTTGAGTCAACATAAACTTTATAACTTTATAAATTAAGTTCCATTAGTTTACTATCAACATCTTGTTTTGAATCGTCGGGTATAGAGTCAAAATATTCCGACAAAATACTATAACCCTCTTTATATCTATCTAAGTCATAAGCTAGTTTTTTGACTAATTCTTGTACTTGTCCTATATATAAAGTTAGCTGTTGTTGACTAAAACTCATTACTTCTACCTCTACTTTAAGGCTATCTATAAGCTTGTCGCCAGTAGTTCTGTTGTCTATTTTCTTCATTTAATCTCCGTTAATTGCATTAACTCTCCAAGCTTTTTATCAAAGCTTTTTAAAGTTAATTGTCTGTTTATTTTTTTAGACCCGTTCGAGCTACACTTAAAATATATCTCTTGCGTGAGTCTAGGCACTGCACCTTTATTCAGTTTTGTCATTCTTCCTCCAATTCAAAGTCTGCCCAATCACGACATTCGCTACATATAGCAATTCCTATGTCGCCGTCTTCTGCAACTTCTGTCATTGCGTTACCACCACAACAAGTTGACATCCAAACACAATCGTCTTTATCTTTGATTTCTATACTTCCTTCTTCATGTTCAATCATTATTTGTCTCCTTCTCTATCAATCTCTTCTAAGATGAATTTTGCGTAGACTAATAATAAAAATACTAGAATTACTATTACGACACTCATTTAGAATCCTCTAGTATAGCTAAGACTTCAGCTTCTCTCATTATCAAGTATTCTTCTCCGTCGGTATATATAATAGTACCTGCATAATCTGGATATGTAATATAGTCGCCAGACTTAAGAGTCTCAACTTTCGGTCCCACTTCAAGGACTACTCCCTTATTTGGTTTCTTTTGAGTTTCAGAAGAAACTAAGATACCGCTATCCGTCTTCTCTTTTACTGCGTCTGCTTGTACTAGTAATCTATTATCTAATGGTTTTATTTTATTCATCTTCTTTTCCTCCTAGGATTTCTATTGTCATTCTAATTTCACCTGCCAACCATTTCATAGTCGTAGGCTTTATTCCCGATTCATCTTTTTCTATTAAATCTAATAGTCCGTCTAAATGCGTAATAGCATTATCTACTTTCCATTTTACTATTGTTCTCATTCTTCCTCCATTTTTAGTCTTTCTGTCGGGTCATACATCTGACCAACATCATCAATTACCATTTCATCGTCGCAAGTCATATTGTCTAGAGCATAGTCGTTATTCTTCTCTTGCTCTGCGTCTAACTTAGCTTGGTAGTCGTCTTGAAATTTAGGTTTACTATGTTCGTCTAGTTCGTGGTTTTCTCCAGTGTTGTTATCAACTAGCTCCGACGCCCAACCTGCACCTGGTATGTATGTGCATTTTATTCTAAATCCTAGACTATGTAGTTTTGATGTCGCATTTACTACTTGTCTCTGTAATCTTATTGCTTCTTTACTCATTACTCACCTCCATTTTATAAAGATACTCCGACATATCATTGTCGTCTCCTGCCATACTTATATCTTCTATAATATGACTTAAGTCTAACTCGCTTGTATTTACTTGATACTCTACTCCGTCTAACATTACAAAGACTCCACTTAGCTCTGCGTTATTTCTTAAGTATCCTGATGTTATTTTCTTACTCATTACTGCCTCCGTCTATTCCCTTGCCTTCCATTCCTGGAAAAGGTCTAGGTTGTTGTTCTTCTGCAAAGTAGTAGTCGTCGTCATAAGTGTCGCAGTTATAATCTCCGTCTAGCCACACTAGTAAGTTACTCTTAACTTCGTCGTATATTTCGTCATATATAGAATCTAAATCGTAGTTTTCATTAAATTCTCTTATTGCGTAATTTACTGCGTCTTCATTATTCTCTGCCTCTACATCTACAGTAGTCTCAAAACTAGTCATTAAATCTGAAATGTCATATTCTACTGGAATGCTTACTCTTACTTTATATTTCTTATTCATTATTTTCTCCGGTTAAAGTGGTGGATAGGTTTGCCAACCGATTATATTCGCAATTAAATATTAGGGAAAGGCGGGGTTCAATACCCGCAACTATCCTTATAATAGTTTTTAATTGTTTATATTTATCCACCACTAGTTTCATATTCTTAAGATAATACATATTATATACATAAAATCCAAGCTTTTTATTGTCATTTGTCAATTATTTTGTCCTTTCTAGTCGAGCTGTCATTGAGCTACTATAATAATATTATAAAAATAAATCCAAAAAATAGCAGACAAAACCGATAAAAATGTCGATTCTACCTGCTATTCTCTTTTTATGCTACAAGGTATACTGGAGTAATTCCCTGTTTCTACCATGAACGTCAAATAGACTTCCAAGTTCACTTGCATAATATGTGCTAGATATTAATGGATAGTCTATTAAAGGAAACTGACTACCTAAGCTATCTACGTATTTGAATGACATTGTCTTTTTGTCAAACTCTACTATGCTTGTTCTATTGTCAAAACACTTGTCTATATGTTCTTTATCTGCGTTTATCTCAACCATACGAGACTTCATAAATTCTGCAGTTTCGTCAGGTATGTTGAAAGTGTCAAATATATTACTAATAGACATTACTGCTTGTTGTGGTCTTGTTCTCACATGATTCAACATAGGTTGCAATAGATAAGGTTTATCTCTTTTTGGCAATCTAAGATAACGTCGCATTTTCTCACTATCTGTCATATAACCCTTAATCGACACAGAATCTCTAGCATAGGTATTATTAGATTCCATCTCTCTTACCTTTTTGTCAATCGCTCTATTATACAACGATTTAAACATTCTAGACTGATTAAGGTTTGGGTCGTATGCAAACTCGTCACGCATACTCTGCCCTATTTCATAAGCAGTGTCTACGACATTAGACCAAAATATAGACCAGTGTCGCATTTTTTCGGGGTTCAATGTCCCTGCGTGGTATCTTATCTCTATACCTTGATTAGCCTGAAAATGAGAATGGAGATTAAATCCATGATAACGCTTGTCGTTATATTTGTCGTTAGTAAAAGAACCATTGTCATACCAAAAATCGACGAATGCATCTCTACTTGTAATATAAGAGAAGTCGTTAAGCGACTGACTGACAGGCTTACACCACCTACCATTTAATCTAGAAGGAGGAACCCACATATAGACGTGAGGCTCTATCAACTTAACTAGTAAAGTTAAGACAGAAAAATGATACCAGTCATAATCTCTGCAGTCTATATGTAAATGCATACCACAATGTCTACTTACGTAGGCACCATTCGCATGCTTCAATACATCACATATCGTCTGAACGTCCTTATGAAGGATATCGCCTCGTCTAGGTTGCATAACTACTTCTGTCCCATACTCATGCTCTCCTCTTCTTACGGAGCCGTCTCCAGGAATATGTAGTCTACCTAAATGCCTATTGTCTTCAGGGTTGTTGCTTCCTAATATAGTATGGTCTATATTACATTTATCTTCTAATCTACTTTGTGCTATAGACATATCTAATTCAAATCTCAAATTACCTTCATCTACATATTCATGGAAATTAGTCTCTATCTCAATTCCCATATATCTTTTAGAAGGTATCAATTTAAATGTGTCTCTAGAGTAGTAGTCTTTTCGAGGACTAGTAAAAGACTCTGCAGTTTTAACGTATTCGTTAGAATATACGTCCCATGAAGGATAATCGTCAGATGGTTGATAACAATCTTCGCAATAATATTCTCCTTCATTTTCGTCGTAGACAAAATTGTCATGAGTGTCTTCATGTCCACATTCATAACAAGTAGATATGTTCTCACTATAACAATCGTCGCAATAAGGGTCTGAATTAACCCAATAGATATTGTCTACATGGGTTGTTTCGTCGCATTCTCTACACATTGTGTAATCCTCGTCGCAACTCTGACATATTTCGTCGTTATCGGCATTATAAACCGGTTCGTCTGTAGTTATGTCTGTGCTACAATCTGCACAACACTCAATTTCAGACTCTATCGCTTCGTTAATAGCTCTATCTGTCTGTGGCATTAGCTTCCTCTTCCCATTTTAAGCTGTCGTAGTATTGTTCTTCAGATATCTGTTCTTCAGACTTTATTTCGCCTGAGACATTATCTAGAAAATACCACTCTTGCTGTGTTTCGTCCCAAAACCACTCCTCCGGTCTACCTCCGTAGACTTGTGATAGATGTAATGTCTCGTTATCTATCATAGACTGGGGAACTATAGGTTCCCATTCGTCGTCTGTAAGACTCCAGGCATTCGTCTGAACTTGTGTTGGGTACTTGTTAATCTGATATTGATATACTCTAGAATCGTATTTAAATGATTCTTTGACTACATTCATTTTCTCGTCAGTAAACTTACTAACGTCAAACGTGTAAAGTGTATTTTTATTTAAACTAAATACGTCTGCTTCAATGTTATTCATTGTCAATGCGTCCTCAATAAATTCCGATTCACTAGCATAAAATAACGTCTTCATTGACGGAATGTATGCCACGTGTAAAGGTCTATTACTTTCTCTACATAGATATAATACCATTGGATTTGCTTTGACAAAAGACAACGCAAAGTCTGAGTCAAAATCTTTGACTGCTTCTTGTATGTTGTCGTTGTCGTTAATTGCTTTAAATATCAATTGAGAGTCTACCGGACATTGTTTGTCTAATTGAGTCTCCATTTCTTTGACATTGTAAACACAGCCATTATGAGCACCGACGACGTCGCCTACTCTGAAAGGGTGTGCATTTGATTTGACTATTGCTCCTTGTGTAGCAAAACGCGTATGTCCTAGCAATATAAATGAATCGTCTTTTAATGACTTAACAGACTCGTTATATTCCAAAGTGTCTACAAATTTACTAGACGGCAATAGTGACTTGTGAATCCTAGTCGAACTACCGACTCTTGCAATTCCTGACGATTGACTACCTCTAGTCTCGCTATCTATTGCAATTTCCCTTAATACCTTTTTGACAATATTTAATTGCTTCGTAGTATAAGGTGTCGGTGATTTCGCTATTCCATATATTCCACACATAGTCTAATCTCCTATTTTGGTTATCGTTACATTAATTGTCTTTCGACAAGTCTTCGTGACAAGGTCATAATCGACGAGAAAGGATTCCGTCTCTATGCTCTCGACAAAGCCTAGATAATAATTATGCCTTGTCACTATTAATTCGTCCCTACTCGTCTAGCTAGTGTTAATATCCTAGTAGACTGATTGTTAAAACTTCTCGTATTGTGTTGCCATACGTTAAATAAATCTCTTGTCAAGTTCTTATACTTGCGTCTTAAAAACCAAGCACGTCTGTTATAATCTAACTTTCTTTGCTCAGAAAGGGACAACGTAATTTGTCGTCCCTTATTATCTTTCTTCATTACTATCATTTTATAGTCTATCTCTCGTTATAAGGTGTAAGCATTCTAACCCGTCGTTTAATGATTCATATCCGTTTGTCATTAGGTTAGCCATCTCTACGCATTCCGTCTTATTAATCTCTAAATCGGCGACTAATATATTTGCGTCTACTCTTACATTTAATATCGCTCTTTTAATACGTCCTAATTCATTGACTATACGTCTACGTTCTTTTATCTGTTCATCTATCATTTTTCTTCCTTTTCTTCTTCTAGTTTACGTTCAATCATTATGACTAGATTATATAACCTGTCGCAAGTGTCTACACACTCACACCACGTTATTAAGTTCTTAAGAAGAGTTCTAGTCTCTAAGTTAATACCGAGATTATAATTTACTCTCTTACCTCTTATTATAATCTTACCATTTTCGTCTCTTTTTATCATTTGTCTTCCTTTCCCTTTAAGACATTACCGGCTTTAATAAATAAATTAATTAAAGACTTTTTGTCTATTGTTAACCCGTTATTATAGTCTTCTAATTGAGAATTGACTATATTTTTAACGTAGTTTAAATATGCTACGCTTTTATTATCGTTACATTTTTTACACATTATGTCTGCTCTCTTTCCTAGACATCATAGAGTCTAGCTTATTGTTTATATACAAAGTCTTAATCAAATCTTTTGTCTGTTTTGTGGGGTTAGACATTACCTGTCAATCTGTCTGTTACGTCTTGATTGTCTCTTTGCCTTGCGTAGACTTTTAAGTCCTTTTTCTACGTTTGACGTTTCTAGAACGTGTCTTCGGCTGTGTGTCTCATATTTGTCCATATAGTTGCTATCGACTCTTAATATTGTATTGTCCTTTAAATACTTGTTAGCGTAAAGGGCAATTACTACGTCTGACTCTGCTTTAGACATGCTTTCGAATACGTCTACGTCTCCTGCTTTGTCTTGATACCTAGGACGGACAAGCTCTATGGTAACGTCTACCCTTCCTTTATTGTCTTCTATTGCATAAACCTCAATTCCTACCTTTGGCTTCGGGACGTCGATTTCTCGTGTCCATAATTGACTGCAACAAGGACATTTATCAGTAATCGTCTTTTTCATTGTTTCCGACATATTATTTCCTTTCGTCGTTTTTGAAATGCGTTGTAGATGTAATTATTTGCATAGCAAAATATACAACTTTTTGACGACAATAACAAGCGACGTTCGGGTTTATTTTGTCCAGCCTAAACTATTTTGTCGGGGAGGATTGAAAGCTAGGCGAAAGTCTAGCTTTCAGCTATAGTCCAGCTTACAGGTGGATTCTCACAGGATATAAAAAGAAAAAAAGATTATAAAAGACAAAATAATCCTTGTGCCTTATGTTAGAAATGACTATTTTATAGGTATGAGTAACAAAATAACGCAGGGATTAGCAGAATTACTAAAAGCCAAAGGTATAACTGCCCAAGAAATGAAGGACTTTAATGTCTCCGTTTCAGTTCCTGCAACAAATGAAGGACGCGTTGTTGCTAACGCGTCGAAGTTGGCACAAAGCAACGACAAAGCCGTCGCAAAAGATGGCGAAAGAATCTTAGAATTAATTCAAGATTCATCAAGAGAGAAAGAGTTAAATTCTCTAATTCGTAAACACGAGGGCGAAATGGTTTTTACAAAGCCCCTTAAAAATGCCGAAACCGGCGAAATAGAAGAGACTGAAACATTGCCCCAATTAAAGGACAATTTTGAGTCTAGGAAGGTATAATATAACAAAAGCCCCGCTTTCTTAGGACGTTAGCGGGGTTCCTCTATACCGGCTATAATTTAGCCGGTATAATGGGTATCGTCGGGGGTTAGAGCTAGACTAAGTCACTTATAGTCTAGCTCTAAAGGCAGTCACTATTTATCTCGCGATACAGCTCATTGCTTTTTTTTATTATTATATACAAAAAAATACCCCAGGATTTTACTCCCAGGGTATCTTTGGTTACTATCTGATAAATTCAGAATAGACATCATTTCTTATTCTCTGGACGTCGTCGTTAGTTACGCAGTGACTTTCAACAATCTCATGAACTCTATTTTCCAAGACTTCAACCCTCTCGTCCCAGTCCTTAGCATACTTCATACCTTTATTGTAACCATTGCTATATTCCGCACTTATGGCCTGTACTATATTCATTAGTACACTAAGTATCAAAGCCATTATTATTATTTCATTCATTGTATTTCCTTTCGTTGTGACGGGAGCCGAAGCCCCCGCCGTTATTGTTATTTAGATTCTCTCCAACCCTGTACTCTTTTGCCGTAGTGGGAGTTAGATTTTACAATCTCAAGTACTAAGTTGCCATCATCCGTATATGATGTCTCGTATATTTCATAGTAATCATCATCATTGTACTGGGCTAAGGTTCTGATTATGATACGCTTCTCTGTATCAATCTCGGGCCTATTCTCTGCTATGCGTACTATATCATCTATACTATTTGTTTCCATTGTATGTCCTTTCATTGTTATGTTTATTTCTGTCATGATAGATATTAGGGGAGCCAATATTAAGAGTCAAGTAAATAATGCAAATAAATAAAAATAAATAGCGACGGAGAATATACAATATTTAACGAAGGTTATCAGAAAACCAAATTTTCAACCTTTTTTTGGAATTTCCAATTAGGAATACCCCCGCCGGCTTTTTAAAACACAAAAGGGACACACAAAAACCTGCTATTTTTCAACCAAGTAGCAAATTTCGGGGTTATAATGGTATATAATATAAATTTCGGGGCTTTCAAAAATTTTGCGATTTGTTTTTTAGGAACACCCTCTCCGAGCATCGAACATTATTTTAAATTAAGATTTAATAATTTAAGCATTTATTGAACATCGAACATTAGTGTTTTTTTTCGTCCTTCGGACTGTTAAAGTTAGTCTGTTTGCTTTACTTGAGTCAATATATTTCTTTATTGTTAACCCTTTTTTGTATTTGTAGCCAAATATAGAATATGGAGTACTAAGAACATTGAGTTATTGACGTGTCGTGCGTTTTTTTAAAGAAAAGTAATATTTTATTTGACTTGTGTAGTAGTTTTTATGTAATTTGCATACACAATTAACAATATGGGAGTATTATGAAAGAAAAAACAATGGGATTACACATAGGTGGTCATGATTATAGTATATTAGAGCTATCATTAGAACATGAGGACAGTAGTAAAGAATTATACGGAAGACACCTAGTAAAAGAGAATTTAATACTTATTAACAAAGATATCCATGATTCAAGAAAGAAAGAGACATTGATGCATGAGATATTACACGCATTGTTCTATAATTATGGCTTAGAGCACGATGAGAGTAAAATAGATGCAATCTCTAATGGATTGTTTCAACTGGGAGTAGCAGAGTTCTTATGGAAGAAATCACAAAAAAAATCATAAAAGCAAAAAATGAGAAGAATTATAGTCTAGTTCAGAAATTACAGCAAGAAGTAGATATATTAAGACGATTAGAAGATAAACCCGATATGGAGGATTTTCCAAAACATGGAACAAAAAAAGACAACAGCTGAGAATGTAGTATTACATATAAAAGATAACTTTCCTGAAACAGAACAAGAATTTCAAAAGATACTTAATACTATGTATATGACATTTTGTAAAAAACAATTTGACTACGGTCCTGGCAATATTGCTATGGGAACTCAATTAAAATCAGAGGAAGAAGTCAATATAGCCTTATTAGGTATTATAGTAAGGTTGAATGATAAGATAAACCGACTAGTTAACCTATCAACTAAACATAACTTCAAGGCACAGAATGAGCCTATAGAAGACGCGTTTTTAGATACTGCTGTATATGCAGTGATGGCGTTAATAGTCAAAAACCAGAAATGGGGTAAATAATGGCAAAAGCTAAGAAAAGTAACACAAAGACTACAAAAAGAACATACGCGAAAAAATCGTTGTCTTTTTGGGATAGAGTAGCAAGAGGGGTCGGACGACTGTTTTCTACTGCATTTCCCAAGAGAGGTAGATAGTGTCAATAAATAGATGGACAGAAGATGAACTTGAAATTTTAGATAAATATTCAAGAACAAATAAGTCTGCTTTTGAATTATATCAAATGATTAGAATTGCGGGATATAATAGAACATACAAAGCAGTTACTAGAAAAATAGAAGCTTTAGGATTAAGAAAGCCTGAAAGATATTCTACTGGACATGATATGACTATTGGTTATTTAGATATTGAATCAACAGGTTTTAGTGCTAATATTGATATAATGTTGTCTTGGTGTATAAAAGGTAGAAGTAATAAGAAGGTAGAAGGTGCTTGGATAACAAGAGAAGAGCTTATGTCCAAAAATCAAGATGCTAGAATATTAGAGCTATTAGTAGATGAAATGAATAAGTATGATGTTATATATACTTACTATGGAACACACTTTGATATTCCGTTCATTAGGACTAGAGCTTTACACCACGGAACATTTTTTCCGTTACACAACCAAAAATCTCATAAAGACTTGTATTATCCTGTAAAATCAAAGTTAAAGCTTCATAGCTCGTCATTAATGGCAGCAACTGAATTCTTTGATATAAAGGGAAAAACAAGGGTTGAGCCTAAATATTGGGCACAAGCTAGATGGGGAGACGAGAAGTCTATAAAAAAGATATATGAACACAATGTGGCTGATGTAGTAATTCTAGAAAAATTACATAGAAGACTAGAAGAATACATCAACCCTACAGTTAACCCGCTATAATAGGAGACGAAATGGCTGAAAAAGAACAAATGATGAAAATCATGCATAATGAAAAAGAATATGAGTTTTTACATTCTGAACTATCAGATGAAGCAAAAGCTCAGTTTTTAAGAGCGAATCAACTTGGAGCAGCTTGCCAACAAGCAGAGCAAGACTTAATGGAGAAACGCTTTCTTTTGAATAACTATATAAACTTCGTTGTTGATGAACTTAACAAAGATGTTGACGACAAAGAGGAAAAATAGTTAACTTATGAAAACAAGAACAGTAAACGGCGACACTAAATACTTATTTGATAACGTAGAAGAGTTTGCAGAATATAACCCTTCCGTCTCTCTTTGTGAAGACTGGAGACATGCTTCTGTAGATGATTGGATTGTGTCAGATGATGGGCAGGTTTGTCAAGTACTGTATGTCGGGATATTAAAAAGACCCGACAGAAAAAAAGAGACTACATTTATTAGAACTATAATAGGTTCTTTTGTTTGTGGTCCAAACGTTACTATGACGGGAGAAATGCGTACTAATATGCATACATTTGCAACAGATGGCAAATCTCCCTCAGTACGTAAGAAAGAAAGAGTAAAAGCAACAGAAAAAGAATTTTTATTTGCTAAATATGTAGCAAAGGGAGATGATGTTGTAGATGCTTATATGACTGCTTTTCCTAGTAAAAAGAAATCATATGCAGCTTCTCAAGCAAAACTGTTGCTAAAAACCGATAGGGTGAAAAACTTGATTAGAGAAGAAGTAGATAAGCATTTAAACGAAGCAGAGATTACGCCTAAGTATCTTTTAGAAGAAATGAGAAACGTAATAGATAAATCTGAGTCTAGCGATAGAGATAAGATTACAGCACTAACAACATTAATGAAAATATCCGGAATGATGGATACTGAGAAAAAATCAGAATCTGTTACATTATTCCAAGGATTTTCCAAGGAGCAACTAAATGCAATTCAAGAATCCAAATACGAAAAATTGGCTGAAGTTAAAGCAGATATCGAAGAAAAATAGATGTCATATATGTCACTATCATCTTAAAAAGACTGGTGTTTATATATGGGATGCTCGTAAAAAAGATTGTAGCGGTATTAAATGTTTTAACTGTTTAACCATCTATTCTCCAAAATTTTTAATTATGGAGATGGGAATACCTAATACGGTAGGGTATTCTTGATGAGGTTGGCTGTATATGGAACACTTAGAAGAGGATATCCCGATACTGGTAAAGTAGAAGGATTTAGTTTAGTTTTTCCCGGAACACAATCTTTTCCAGCTGTTATTAAAAATGAAAAAGGAAAGGGTGCTGTAGTTGAGTTAGTAGATGTTACATTAGAAGACCTTAATATGTACGATGAATATGAAGGTGTAGCAAATGGGCTATATATAAGAACAACAGCTCCTATTAATATGGATGACGGAAAAACAGAGAAAGCTTGGATATACGTAGCTGGTCCACAACTTTGGGCAAGTTCTAGTTCCTTTACAGAAGTTCCTGATGGTGATTGGCACTCAATAAAAACATTACAAATGTTAGATAGGGTTTATGAAAAAGAATTCCAAGAAGCCTGAATTATTTAATATAGTTCCACCAGACTTGTCACAAAAAGAACAAGCCTTAGAACTAGCTAGGAAAGACATTATAACCTTTGGTCAAATGTTTTTGCCTGAAGATTTTATGAAATCTACTCCAGCTCCTTATCAATACGAGTTAAGCGACTTGTTGTTAGGAGATGAAAAAAGAGCTTGCATTATATTACCTCGTGGTCATGCAAAGTCTACATTAGCAAAAACAGCGTTATTATATCAATTATACTTTTCTCCTCCAGAAAAGAAACAATTTATTGCTTGGGTGTCTGAAGAGCAGTCTCAGGCAATTGACCATATTAAATACATTCAAAACCACATAGATGTTAACCCTGCCTTACAATATTACTTCGGAGATTTAAAAGGTAGTAAATGGACAGAAAAAGAGTTTACTACTGCTAGAGGAGATAGGATTATCGCTAAAGGTACAAGTCAACGTTTACGTGGTCGTTCTCAGTTAGGCTTAAGATATACTAATATTATACTTGATGACTTCGAATCAGAATTAAATACTAAAACACCGGATAGAAGAAGGGAGATTAAAGAATGGGTAATGTCTACGGTAGAGCCCGCATTAGAAAACTCAAAAGAACAAGAAGGGTCAATATGGCTTATTGGTACAATAGTCCATTATGACTCTTTTCTTCAAGGCGTATATGACGGATATCTAGATGCCGAAAAAGAAGGAAGGAAATCTGCTTGGAATGTATTATATAAAAAAGCTATGGTTGACGGAGTTCCTTTATGGCCAAATTACTTTACAAAGAAAAAATTAGACGACATTAAGTCAAGGTTCTCAGAAATGGGATTAACTCACAAGTTTGCTCAAGAGTACATGAATGAGGCTAGAGATTTAGAAACTGCTAAATTTAAAATTGATAGAATAAATAGGTATAGAGGGCATATAGAGGAAAGAGGAGGATTTAATTATATGATGATTGATGAATCTGCTATTCCTGTAAATGTATATATGGGAGTTGACTTAGCTTACGAAACAAATGCTAGAAGTGACTTTCAAGTTATAGTTACAATTGCAATAGATAGTGATAGAAACATATATTTAGTTGATTATTATAGAGAGCACTCTCCTCTATATGACATGCCTAGAGAAATTATAGATATCGCAAGAAAGTATCACCCAGTAAGAAGGGTTAATGTAGAGAAAGTTGGGGCTCAAGGTATTATTAAAGACCATGTTAATAAATTAGCTGGTAGTGATAGAAAATTAGCTCCGGGGCTATCACAAGGAATTAGACCTCCAGGAGGTATCAAAAAAGAAGATAGGCTTGAAGCACTGTTATGTCCTATAGTTAATAGAAGAAAACTTTTTATAAAAAAAGAACATGATGCTATTGTCGACGAGATGTTTGAATTTCCAAAGGGAAGAAACGACGACCTTCTTGATGGTCTATGGTATGCTGTAACGACAGCAAAGCCTCCAAAGAGTTCTGCTATAGATATTAACAAGTTAGGTGAAAGACTAGAAAAAAGAGAGAGTAATCTAGCTAATAGAACTATTAATTGGATAACTGGACAAAAAGTTTAAATATCTCTTGACTAAAGAAGAGATATTTATTTATTTTTTAAGTAAAACTAATTTAGGATTTTATGGCAGAATACGACGAAAATAAAAGTAAACCTCAAATTTCCAGAGAATTATTTAGAAGATGGAGAGACGCTAGGCAGCAATGGGACGCCGAAGCTAGAAATGCGGTAGACTTTACACTT